AGGTAACACCTCCCCTAGGGGCTCCCGGGTTTACCCGGTGTCCCTAGGAGCGCGGGTATGTTTTGGGTAAGGGGAGGGCCTTAATAGATCGGGTAATGACCGATACTTGAGAGGTCCCTCTCCCTCCTTAGTTCATATTCCCTCCCAGTTAACTATGAATTCGGTTAAACGAACTCAGAGCGTGAAACGAAGATCTCGACATGAATCTCCGCTTGCGCGCTGAAGGACGCTTGTCCGCATCATGGACTGGGCTAGGATGGAGTTCTACTCCACCGCGGGTCCCCTCCTAAGGTACTCCCGACTTCTCAGGAAGATCTCGAAGACTCTTAGGTGTGGGGGTGTCCGCCAAGGCATCGAGATGATTAAGTCTCGGCGCCAGCGGTACCTCCAATACCTAGGTTCGACTCCGGGGTCTCCTGAGGAGGGCAGGCTTCGCCTACGGATGACGCGTGTTTGGGGTCACAAGGCAGCAGCGGTTCTACTGAAAAGAGAGCCTCCGGTAATTCGGATGGTTCTCACAGTTTTCACTGCACTGCGCTCGTTCCACCTCCCTGTGGAGGTGGACGTGACTTCAATCACGGGTCCTTCCAAGGTGAAGGACTGTCCTCCCTGAGAAGAGTGGGTTGGCCCTTTTTGGGCCAACCTACGATCTTCGGGGAAGGTACCTTCTTCCGTGTCCTTCCAGTGGGAAGAACATCACCTCTCACTCAAGGCGGGCCCCGGTGGGGGTCCGGCTATCCTTGGTGCTCTTTCTGATCTTGTGTCCCTCCCTGGGACCCTGATCGAGAGCATCAAGGTGCTTGGGGGGGAGCTGCTCTCTGAGAACATTGAGCAGGTCCTGGAGATGATTCCTCTCCTCCAATCGGTGCCACTGAAGCTTTTTAAGGTTCAGGTGGGCACCTTTCGGAGGATTGGGGGTATCCCAGATAAAGAAGGGAAGACTCGGGTGATCGCTATGCTGGACTTTTGGTCCCAGTCGGCGCTTCGCCCGCTTCATTTCTTTCTCTTTGATATCCTTCGAAGAATCCCTCAGGATGTGACGTTCTCTCAGGGATCCTTTGTGGACCATGTCAGGCGATGGGGTAGGGGGGTGACCCTCTACTCCGTCGACCTTTCGAGCGCGACAGACCGGTTTCCGATCGATCTGATTGCGTCGGTCCTTAAGGGGGTTCTCCCAAGCTCCCTGGTCGAGGCTTGAAGGGATATCATGGTGGGTTACCCCTTTAAGGCCCCCGACGGTTCCGAAGTTCGGTATTCCGTCGGGAACCCTATGGGGGCATACTCATCCTGGAATTCCTTCGCACTGGCTCACCACTTTGTGGTTTACTGGTGCTGCCGGGATCTGGGGATCTCTTGACACCGGTCCAGGTACGTCGTCCTTGGTGACGATGTCCTGATTGGTGATGAGAGGCTTGGGGAGAAATACCGG